AATTACAGACAGTTACGAAGCCATTCAAAGACACTCTTGGAGGGACGATAGAGAAGCTATTTAAGCATGAGCTACAGGTACCGGAAGGCAGTTTAAACATTAGTACAAACAATAGTGGCATAGTTAAAGGAATCTTCCCTAGGTTAAGACCAGTTCATGCATGCTATTGGCTCATGCGACAGTCCTTTGATGACGGGACACCATTCTACCTTTATGAAACGCTATCAGAGTCCTCTATACACTTCAGAAGCTATAAGGAGTTAGCCTCAGTCAAACCTAGCAAACAAAGAAAGTATCAGTACAAAGCCTTTACGAACACTCAAAAGGAAACACCAGAGGGCTATGAAGAGGAACGAATCATGATATCAAAGATGTCATCACCTGATTATGGTAAGTCTTCACTGATGGCTACAGGGTCTGGCGCCTATGCATCTACTATACATGAACTAGATATAGCCAATAAGACATATAATAAGATACGCTATTCATATGAGAAGAACAAACTAATTAAACTGAATGACAATAAGCCCTTTACAAAGACTAAGAAACTTGATAAGGAGCTGCATGAACTAAACGAGTCTAAACAATTCTTTATTAGTAAGAACTCTAAGGCGTTTAATGATTTAGGTAACTATTATAGTGCAGCTGATGTACAATTCTCTAAGGCCGTAGCACACCTTGAGAACCTTCAGTATGTGAAACAAGAGGTTATCCTTCCGGGCGATTTTGAATTGTCTGTGGGTCATCTAATGCATGTCTCAGTATATAGAAATGAGGAAGGCTCGGACGGGGCTGGAATCGATAAAGAACAGTCAGGTGACCATTTAATCACAAGGATAGTTCACATGTTTGGCGATGAGTATAATATGGATATGACCATACAAAAAGATAGTAGCGAGAGGAAGTATGATTAAAGATGATATGTTTATAGGTGGTGCCTTTATATGGTTCACCGGCGTAGTAGAAGACAGAATGGACCCAGAAGAAATGAATAGGGTTAAGGTAAGATGTTTTGGTTATCACTCAGAGGATAGTGGATTATTACCTACAGAAGATTTACCATGGGCCACAGTATTAATGCCTAACACATCTTCAGGCACTTCTGGTATAGGGGATTCACCTCATGCCTTAATGGAAGGTAGTTGGGTAGTAGGGTTCTTTAGAGACGGCGAGAGTGCTCAGGACCCATTAATCATAGGCAGTATAGCATCCTTTAATAGTAGCACTCAGGCACCTAAGGGAGATGCCTTTACAGGTCTTGATTTCCCGCGGGGCGAATACGAAGGCCAATCCGATGTTAATAAGAGTGCAAGGAATAATAATTTTGGACAAGGTACCTCTATGGATATAAGGGCTAGTACCACGGACCCGTCTCCAGTGTCCACAGCATCGGCACCTAAGATATCATCGGTTGCTCCGAACAAGCCAGCAAGTTATTATAATAATAATTCATGGGCACCATTGAAACCCTATAATGGGGCCTTGCCAACCTATCCATATAATAAGGTTACTGAGAGTGAGTCAGGACATGTTGTTGAGATAGATGATACACCAGGCTATGAGAGAACTCTTTATATGCATGCCTCTGGTAGTTATGAAGAGATATACCAGGATGGTACAAGACAAATAAAAATTCTCGGAGATGACTATGAGGTAGTATTAGGGGCTAAGAACATTCACATCAAAGGTAACTGTAATATCACTTGCGATGGAGATATGCGACAACTAGTATATGGTAACTATCACTTAGAGGTAGAAGGTGATTATACACAGAATATAAAAGGTTCCTTGCAATCTCGTATTAATGGAAACTCGGAATATGAGATAGGTAGAAATCGTTCAGGTAATATCGGATTAAATGATTCTTTATTAGTCAATGGTGATAATATACATAACATAGTATTAGATGATTTAAAAACTGTTTCTGGCAATCACGTTAATAATACCGCTGGAAATATGTCGCTCGTTGCTTATGGTAATACTTCCGTTTTCTCAGGTAATAAATATTCTCAAACATGCATTAGTGACTATGCCGTCGCTAGTGGAGGGAATGCTAAATTTGGCGTCTCTGGTAATTTGACAGAAGATATTGATGGTACTCATACGCTAACGTCGCCGACTGCTGCGATTACATATACCGATGGAGAGATTACCGTCGCAACAATTACACATACCGCACATACACACGTCGAGGTTCCTGGTAGTGGTGGAGCTAGTTCGCCGGTACCTTCAACACAATCAACATCAAGTCCGGAGGCTAACACATAATGAGTTTACCATGTGGCAATAACGCAAACTTAGATAGTATTAAAGATAAGACAAAGGAATTAGATTCGTTACTCGAGGGAGGTAAAGATGCGCTCTCCTCTGCTAGTAGTAAACTTTCCGAACTCTCTGCTAGTCTGAATTCATTTAAACCAGAGCTTCCAGAAATTCCTTCCCTGCCTAAAGATTTAATTGCGCTGGCCAGTATTAATAATCCCTTAGAGTTATTAAATAAGATTAGCACAATAAAAAATTCCTATGGTGCGGCCGTACCAGATTTAGGGGGCTTGCTATCCAAGCTTGGATTAGACTCCTTTCCTCCTAGCATAAATGTTTCCGCTATCTGTGATGAGGTACCCAATGTAGAAATAAAGCCTGATGGTAGTGTTAAGGAAGAACCAAAGGAAAGTAAACCAGCAGAAGTTGTTCCACCTGAGCCAAAGAAAGAAGAGAATACTGCTCCGGTCGAACCAGTCGATAAAGATGTTTATGAATATAATAAAGCAACATTAGAGTCTGCTTATAAACTAGCAAAGAAAGAACTACTAAGAGAAACAAATAATAATTTTGGTTCCTTTGTTGGTAATTCAACTAAGGCCTCTGATGAAATATTTCGTCTCACAACCGTAGAGATGGTTAACGGCCTTTATACCGAGGGTGGTGCAACTTATAATAGTATTAAGGGCGAAGATAAATTAGAACAATATCGTGCATTACAGACAAAGAATAAGAAAGCAAAGAAAGCAGGTTATGACTTTACATCATATAATAGTTTAATCAAAACAAAGTTTGATTTACTACAAACCACTAATAGTTTCTTTCATAAAGATGCTGATTATACTACGGCTGCACAAGATGTAGTCGCTCGAGCGAAAGCTAAATTGGCAACATAAAGGATTATAAATACATATATGGCAATATCAGATTACAGTGTAATAGGAAATAAAAAACGAAGTCAAGTTGATTCTCGTAGAAAGGGGTTTAGCGACCTCGACCTTCGTTTGATTAAGCATCCGATTAAGAAAGATATCGTACCATTAAGAGATGATGCTGCAATAAAAAATGCGTTAAAAAATCTGATATTAACTAACGCCTTTGAACGACCCTTTCAGCCAAACCTAGGTGCAAACCTTCGTGGGTTATTATTTGAACCAGCTGATGGCGTAACCAAATTGGCAATAAAGGATAACATTGAGAGTATAGCAAAGCATGAACCAAGAGTTCGTCTATTATCTCAGAACATAATCGATATGCCAGACTCAAATGCATATCGTATAACAATAAAGTTTTTAATAAAAGAATCCGACAGACAAGAAGATGTTGAGATTGTACTAAGAAGATTAAGGTAATAACATGGCTAATAACTTAAATGTAACAGAATTAGATTTCGACCAAATAAAAGATAATCTAAAAAACTTTCTAAAGTCGCAATCAGAATATAATGATTATGATTTTGATGGAAGTGGATTATCAGTTTTATTAGATGTCCTGGCATATAATACTCATTATAATGCTGTCAACGCACACTATAGTTTAAATGAGGCTTTCTTAGATTCAGCTCAGATTCGTGGTAATGTAGTAACAAGAGCTAAGCTATTAGGTTATACTCCTCGTTCAGTTCTATCACCAAGAGCTACAGTCAATATAGTAATTGATATTACAGGTGAAGATTCTAATACACAAGCAAATAATACATCTCTTGTTTTACCAAGAGGAACTAAACTTAAAACAAATGTTGGCGGAGAGTCATATGATTTTGTTGTACTAAATAATTATACTGTAGACAATGTTGGTAATAAGTTTACCTTTAATAATGTCGAAATAGTAGAAGGTACATATAAAACTATTCTATATAGAGTTGATAATGATATTGAAAATCAGAAATTTCAACTCGGTGAACAGGATGGCGATACATCTACATTAAGAGTTCGTGTACAACAGAACGAAGATTCATTAGGGTACGATGTTTATAATAGATTTGAATCGCTATTAAATGTTGACTCAGTAACACAAGTTTATTACCTACAAGAAAATCCATCTGAATACTTTGAGGTATTCTTTGGCGATGGTGTTATCGGAAGAAAGCCTGTTAATAATAATATTGTCACTCTTGACTATATATTTACCAATGGCTCAGATGCAAATGGAGCAAGTGTTTTCTCACTGAATGATACAGTTGGCGGATTTGCTGTTAATAGTGTATCAACTGTTTCAGAAGCTTCTGGTGGTACAGAAAAGGAAACAGCTGAATCAATTAGATTCAACGCACCATTAACATTTACTACACAGAACAGAGCGGTTACTGCTCAAGATTATAGAGCTATTATATTAAAGAACTTTTCTAATATCTCTAGTATCTCTACATGGGGAGGAGAAGATAATGACCCTGTAGATTTTGGTAGGGTATATGTTTCTGTTAAGCCATTAACAGCTGATGTTCTTACTGATTCAGAAAAATCAGATATTAAAAATAATATTCTCAAAGGAAAGAACATTGTGAGTATTACCCCAGAGTTGGTCGACCCTGAATCGACTAATCTAGAGTTGGATGTCTTCTTTAAATATAATCCAAACTTAACAGATAGAA